ATGGTTGAGATCTTCGTCAACACTCCTCTGGATAACGGCCTCAAGTCCTGATCCTGACGAGACAAATGGCCCTACCATTAGGTGGGGCCTTCCCTTTTTGCTGCTATGGCTGCCACGATCAACGCCACGCTCCAGAGTGAGACAGCCAACAGCTACGTGACGTTGGCAGAAGCCAATGCGTATTTTGAAACTGTCCCAAGCAGCACGCAGTGGGACAACAAGACTGACGACAACAAAAATCGTGCCTTGATTTCAGCTACCCGCTGGATCGACACGTTGAATTTTTATGGTGATCGCTGTGATCAGAGCCAAGCGCTGAGCTGGCCTCGCAACAATTATCACGTGGATCGAGTTGAGCTTGCTTGCTCGACGATTCCAAACGACATTAAATACGCTACCTATGAGCTAGCGAACGCGCTGGCCAATGACACGGACGCAATTACAGGGAATACCGGCGATAAGGGGTTATACGAAGAAGTCGAACTCGGCGATCTCAAAGTTAAGTACAACACTGCTAGTCAAGCTACGGGAACCGTTAATAACGTTTTTGATATTTACCCTTGGCTGCAGTCTTACCTTGGCGCTTATTGCTTGGGCGGCAGTGGCAGCTATCAGGTTCGTATGGTGAGGGGTTGAAATGGCGCTTGTAGACGACATTTTCAAGTCCATACCGCTCGAAATCCTGACGGACTTTGGCCAGGACATCACGCTGGTCAAAACTGTCACGCCTCGCACCTACGACCCAAGCACCGGAGATGTCACTGGTGCGGACACCACGGTGGTGACAAAAGGCTTTATTGGCAACGTATCAAGCCGTGAGTCTGAGGGTCTTTATCAGAGCACCGACCTCAGGATTACCGTCAGCGGCGACGATCTGGACAATTACTACCCGACTCAGGCTGATCGCATCCGCTATACGCAGGGTGGAACGACACGCGAAGCCAAAATTTTAAATGTGACAACGTATCGGGGTGAGGATCCGCTTCTTCACATCATCATTGCGAGGCCGCAGTAATGGCAAAGCCTCTCAAAGGTCTTCAAAGATTTCGCAGAGACATGGAATCGCTTGCGCTGCTCGGAGCAGTTCGGGCTGCTGAGCGTACAGTTCGTGAGTTACAGCAAGAAGGACCAAGCTGGACTGGTCAATTTTCTAATTCTTGGCAAATCACTGGTCCGCAGGGTCAAACAGTTAAAGGCAATGGTGGCCGAGGTGAACCACGTCCTTTGAAATTCATGGAAGGACCTTTTACAGGCCCTCAAGCAGTGCGAACTCTTTTTCGGACTGGTGTAACAACCAACAAAGTTGTTTTTACAATTTCTAATTTCAGTCGATGGGCTGGTGAAGCAACTGATTTAGTTGAAAGCAGGTTTTATCGTCCCACTCCTGAACCTCAAACGCAGCTTGGCTTAAGCAAGTGGGAGCAGTCTGGGCAGCGTCGTCCGTCTAGTCCGCACCCTCGTTACCAAATTTTTGGCGGTGATACTGGTGATGCTTCACGAACTGCGTCTAAGGACTGGTTCACCAAATATGTGACCGGCGGTAGGCTGGATAAATCCGTCACGGTTGAGATGGACAATATGCTTCGCAGGCTATGAGATACCAAGCTGTTCGAGCTGCCGTTGAATCTCCGCTCCAGACAGCATTTGGGGCGTTAAGCCCTGCGGTGCCTGTGTTTTTTGACAACATCACGGCTGCCCCAGCAAACGCAACGACTGAGTACGTCAAGGTTGCTGTTGAGTTTGGTTTAACAACCGAACAAACTTTAGAAAGCAATCTTGACCGCATTCGGGGCAGCATCATTATTCGTGTCTATACCGAAAAAGGCAAAGGACCGGCCAGAAATCAAACTTTGATGGACACAGCTGTTAGTACATTATTAGCACTTAGCGCTTCTACTCGGGCAGCAACCGGGGTTTACTTGCGCCCTGGTGCAATTAACGGCCCAACATTTTCAACAACAGAAGCCTCTCCCCATTTAGTGGGACGGGTGGATACGGGCTTTATCGCTGAAGATCACGGTTAGAAGTTTTGTTGTCTACGCGCTAAGCTGTATATGTCCGGGTTCCGCCCGTAAAGTCCACCATTCTCCGTTTTACGAATGGCTACCGTCCTTTCGGGCACCTCTGGAGCCCTTTATTACAAGCCTGCTGGCACTTCCGGTTCTTTCAAGGCCGCTGATGTCACCAACGCCAGCAACACCATCAACGTTGGCGCGTTTCTGAACTTTCAGGTCAACGACAAAGTTGTATTTGCTGCTGGTGGCGGCACTTTGCCCGCTGGCTTGACTGCAGGCACTGCTGTTTTTATCAAGACGTACACCGCATCTACTGGTGCAGCCACTTTCAGTGCAACTTCAGGCGGCACTGAGCTGGCTTTGACCGATGACGGCACTGACGGCACCAGCGACTTCACCATCGCGTTTAGCGAGTTCCAATCGGTTGCAAACGTCCGGTCTTGGTCGTTTGAGGTGACCCGCGAAGAAATCGACGTAACCAGCATCGGTGGAACGCTTGGTCAGGTTGCTCCTTTCCGCACCTTCATCTCTGGTTTCGCGGATGGTTCCGGTTCTGCTGAGGTGTACTTCACTGATGACGACACCACGATTGCAAGCCGTCTGATTGAAGACGTGACCCAGCGCAAGCAAGCTGGTGCAACCTTCAAGCTCTACATGGACACGGTCCTGTCTTCTGGTACGCCGGACGACACGAAGAGCCGTTCCATCGAAATGGAAGCTGTGCTGACCTCTGCAAGCTTCTCCGTTACTCCTGATGATGCTCAGACTGTATCGGTGAGCTTCCGTCCGACTGCTGCTCCTACTTTCGACTTCGACAAGACCTGATCGTCGATTAGCAACACAGGCCCCTGGCATTTGTCGGGGGCTTTTTTAATGCTAATGTAGTAGCACAATCAATCGGATATTCATGGCACTTCGCGCCATTGATCGCCTCAAGAAAGCAGCCAACTTGGAAGCAGTTAAAAAAACGGTTGAGCTTTCAGACGGCACCGAGTTTGAAATGTGGGTAACACCACTGACGATGGCAGAGCGCGAGAAGGCTCAAAAGCGTGCTGGATCGGATGATGCCAATGCGTTTGCGCTTCAACTGCTAATCAGCAAAGCGCAGGATGACGCTGGTCAAGCGCTGTTTCTTGCCGGCGAGATTGACGTTTTGAAGAATGAAGTCAAGGACAAGGATCTTCAGTCTTTGATGCTGGCGATTCTGACTGACGAAGAGGAAGAGGCTATTGACCCAAAATCCTGAGCGCCGAGCTTCGGAAGGACAATTGGCTCATGCTTCAGTTTGGCGTTGCCAAGGAGCTAGGCATGAGCCTGACGGAGCTTAGGGCGACGATGACAGCGGAGGAAATTATTGGTTGGAGCGCGTATTTCCAAGTAATCAACGAGGACCAAGAAGCACAGATGCGTAAAGCGCGTAGACGGCGGTAGACTGCACTTAGTTTTCGTGGTCGGTCGTGGCTTATCAGAGCGAGATCGAACTCCGCGTAAAGGTACTTGATAAAGAGCTAAAGGATTTAGAGCGTCAAATAGACAAAGTTCAGTCTAGGGGTAAAGCTATAAACCCATTTGCTGCATCTGGGGCTAGCAGGGAAAACAAGAAAGCACTTGATCTTCAGCAGAAGCTGATGGCTGCTGAAAAAGCAAGACTAAGTGTTGACAAAAATCGTTTACAGCTCAATCTAGACCTAAATCAGCAGCGTATAAAATCTATAAATTTAAATACGTCTTGGTATAAAGCTCTTCAAACTGGCAAGCAAATTCAGCTTGACATAAACAAAGCAGTTGCAAAAGAAGTGGCGTTACGCAAGCAAGCTACTGCTAAAAGAAGGGCTAGGCGTGGAGAAGATCTGGCTCTTGGTGTTGGCTTTCCACTCTTGTTTGGCGGTGGAGTGGGATCTGTCGTTGGTGGAGCGGCGGGAGCGCTTGCTGGCGGCGGAAAAGGCGGATTTGGATTACAAATTCTAGGCAGTGCGATTGGTCAGCAGGTTGATGCGTTTGTTCAAGCAGCTTCTGAGGCAGGTGTTGCGCTGACATCTACAGGCGGAGCGCTGGACCTTGTTCGAGAAAAGTCTTTGTTTAGCACCAAACAGAATAAAGAGCTTGCTGCACAACTGGAAGAACAAGGAGACGCTGCTGGTCTTGCCAAGCTTCTTACGGAAGAATTGGTAGGCGTAATTGGCAATACAGGGGTAGAGGCACTAGGGAACCTTGGAACAGAAACGCAAGAAACAACAAGGTTGTGGAATGAGCTGACATTGCAGCTGCAAGCTCTTATTGCTGGTCCTTTGACTGACTTTTTGAAAATAGTCAACCAATTTTTAGGCGAACAAGGTAACAGGGCTCGCCTTGCAGCACTGCAAAAAGATTTAGCAGGAACAGAAGCTGGAGGTCAGCTTGCAGCAGAGATTGAGCGTCTTCGCCCTACGAGTCAAATTCTTCAGCAAGGCGAAACGCGGACTATTAAAGGGGTTTTAGATCCGAAGGATGTTACAGCTTTGCTGGAGAAGTTCACTCCGGTTAGACCGCCTTCTACTGGAATTCCTGTTACGGCAGAAGACAGGCGTTCTATCACACGACAAACGAACACAGTTGCCGAAAGAACTAGGCGACAGAATCAAGCCGCTACAAATAGGCTTGCAATTTCAAGGGCTGAACTTCGCATAGCCAAAGAAATCAGCGAGCTTTCAAAAATAGATCTTGAGTTTGATTTAGAGAGCATAAAAGTAAAGGGGCGGTATGCCAAGTTAATTTCTAAAGCCTTATCTGATCAGGAAAAAGAAACGCTTGAAAAGGCACAAAAACTTGATCCTGAGCTTTTAAGTGTTGAGCGAAACGAAAAAATTAGTAATTATATGCGTGATCAGTTTCAATCTGCTATGCAGCTAAATGATGAGCTTTTGCAGGTTGTCCCGAAGGTCACTGAACTCAGCGATGAATTTAAGTCTTTAGCCAACACTATTAACAATGAGATTATCAATGGCATTGAAGGAATGATTGATGGGACGAAGACTTTGGGGCAGGTCGCTAGCAGCATGTTGAAGCAGATTGCCAGCCAAATGCTTCAAACGGCAATTATGGGGCCATCGGGCTCTGGTGGTATTGCCGGAATGATCTTCGGAGCGCTTGGCATAGGCGGCGGTGGTGGCTTTAAGTCTCCTAGCGTATTGACTAGCGGTCTTGATTTTTCAGGAGCTTTTGCTAGTGGCGGTCGTCCTCCTGTTGGAAAAGCGGCGCTAGTCGGTGAGCGTGGCCCTGAGTTGTTTGTCCCACGGTCTAGCGGCACCATCGTTCCAAATAGCGCAATGGGCGGCAGCACCAACGTGGTGGTCAACGTTGACGCCAAGGGCACTGCAGCTCAAGGCGACGATGCACAGGCTGGTCAGCTTGGCCGTTTGATTGGAGCGGCAGTTCAGGCAGAATTGGTTAAACAGAAACGGCCTGGAGGTCTCCTTACCCGCTGATGGCTACCTTTCCTTCTTACGACCCATTAGTCGGCGCAAGCAAGCGCAGCCAGCCTTCTGTCCGCAATGTTCAATTCGGGGACGGCTACGGACAAAGAATCACGTATGGCTTGAACCAGAACCGCAAGGTGTGGTCATTAGTTTGGGACGTGACTGAAGAGGGCGCGGATGAGATCGAAACATTTTTGGATGCAAGGGGCGGAGCCGAAAACTTTGACTGGTCTCCACCAGACGAGACTGCGACTTACAAATGGATCTGTCCGGAGTGGAATAAAACGATTAACTTTCCCGGTAGGGCGCAGATTTCTGCCACGTTCCAGCAAGTGTTTGAGCCATGAGTCAAATTTTTGAAGAGCTGCTCAATTCGAGCCCGTTTGCGGTTATTGAGTTGTTTGAGCTAGAGCTGTTTGAAAAAATTCACGGCTCGTCAGAGGAGTATTACTTCTATAACGGCGTGAACAAAAAAGACACACCAGGGTCAATTGTCTTCGATGGCAAGTCTTATACCGGCATTGCAATTGAAGCGGATGGGTTTGAGTTCAAGGGTGATGGAACATTGCCTCGTCCTACTGTTCGCGTTAGCAACGTCTTAGGGTCGATGTCTGCGTTATTGCTTGGCGTCAATGTGTTTAATTTTGGCAATGATTTAAACGGTGCAAAGTTTACGCGTGTTCGCACGTTGAGTCGTTTTTTGGATGGAGCAAACTGGCAAAACGGAGTCAATCCTTATGGCACTCCAAACGCCAACGAGACAATGCCAAAAGAAGTGTTTTATGTGGATCGTAAGGTTAACGAGAATCGAGACTTTGTTGAGTTTGAACTGGTCTCAAGCTTTGACTTAACTAATGTCAAGGCGCCGCGTCGTCAAGTTCTGTCGAACCTCTGCCAATGGGAATATAAAGGCAAGGAATGCGGATACACCGGGCCGAATGAGTTTACGGCTGGCGGCCAATCCATTACCTCTGTTGCTGCAACCAACTTTGTTTACACGTCTGGATCGGACGTTTTGTCGGCGGGCTCTACGCTCCAGGAAGGCGACTCAATGGTGTCTTCTAATGGCTGGTTTAAGTTAGTTGTTGAGAGTGATGGAGCGTTAAACGTATTTATCAAAAATGATCCAACAGGAGAACCGCATTGGCGTGTAGGCGGCTCGACTGATGGAGATAATTTCTCACTTGTCATGCAAAACGATGGCAACCTAGTTCTGTATAACGATAAATACCCTAAAACTCAGTATCCCGAGTCTGTTGTATGGGCGACTGGCACTGATCGTGTTGGCCAAATATCGTCTTTAACTCGTTTAAGCACTGATGGTGTTGACGATTGGTATCCGCCTGATGTGCAAAGCGGACGTTCAGGTGGATTTACATGGGAGCTAAAAGGAAGCAGCCCGACAGCTGCGGGACAAACAACAACAGCAACTAAGAACTTTACCGAGAACCACCCTGAATGGGGCAGCCGTTCCGTCAATATCACGTTCAACTTGACTTCAGTTTCTTTGCCTGAGGGTCACTACACACAGGGCAACACCAACTACACAGGTTTTGGCTGGAACACGATTACTGGCATCACGATTAACAGTCAGACTGGTCTTTGGAAAAACGATGAAAACTGGATTGCAAAAGTTGATTTAAGTAGTGGCAACCCTTTTAGGTCGAATCATCCGACAGAAGGCACGCTGCAAGAGGCTGGTGCTGCCTACAAAGTTGCAACGACAGGGTTCAGCGGCAAGCAGTTCAAGTTGCAGACAGATGGCAATCTTGTTGTTAGTGACACGGATGGCTCAGACATTGTTTGGACTGCTGGCATTCCGGTTACGACCAGCGAACCACAAGTCGCAAGCAATCTTGCTGGAACGCCATCAGTACAGGTGAGCGGTGTATGCGGAAAGCGCATCTCTGACTGCAGATTGCGATTCCCAGCTGGTGACGCGCATGGCGGCTTGCCGTTTGGATCGTTCCCTGCTGCAGGTGGCTTGCGTTGATGGAAGAGTGGCAGGTTTCGGCGTTAGAGCACGCAAAAGCTGAAGCACCGCGTGAATGCTGCGGACTTGTTTTGATCATCAAGGGCCGTAAGCGTTACTGGCCTTGCAAGAACTTATCCGAGGACAACAATTTCTTCGTGATGGACCCGATGGACTATGCCAGAGGGGAAGACACTGGAACGGTCGTTGCCATTGTGCATAGCCATCCAACGACGCCTGCGATTGCAAGCGAAGCGGACAAGATGGCTTGCGAACAGTACAAGCTGCCCTGGTACATCGTCAGCTTGCTGGGCGATCGCTGGTGCTCTATCCGCCCCAATGGTTATGAAGCACCATTGATCGGACGAGAGTGGGTGTGGGGCGTGTCTGATTGTTGGACATTGGTGCGGGACTGGTATAAGCGCGAAATGGGTCTGAAGTTGCGCGACTGGGATCGTCCAGTCAGTGCTGATGCGTTTCGGCAATCACCTTTGTTTGAGAGCTGTCTGGCGGAGACTGGGTTTGTCGACACGGGGAATGATCTACCAGAAAAGGGCGATGCTGTGTTGATGCGGCTTGATGGATCGCCTGGCTTGAATCATGTTGCGATTTTTGTAGGAGAGCAAAAGATTTTGCATCAGTTGCAGGGTCGGCTGTCTTCACGTGACCGATGGGATTCCTATTGGCAGAAAGTGACCGGTAGAATTGTGAGGTATAGCGGCTGACGGCAGATGCTCCGCACGGTCAAGGTTTACGGGCACTTGGCAGAGCACTGCGGTCAAAGCGTGTTTGAAGCATTGGTGCGCACACCGGCTGAGGCGATCCGCTTTTTGCTGTGTAATTTTCCGAGTCTGCGCGGCGTAATGCGAGATGGGCATTACAAGGTGGCAGCCAGCGATCTTGAGCTTGAGCTGGTCGATCATCCTGAGCAGCTGCATTATCCGTTGAGCAACGATGATGTGGTGCGTGTTATCCCTGTGATTACAGGCGCTGGAGGTGCTGGAAAAATCTTGGCAGGAGCTGCGTTGATAGGTATATCGCTAGCTGTTCCTGGCGCTGGTCTTTTCAACACAAGTTTTTTGGCGTCGAGTGTTGGCGCAACATCACTTGGCGCTGGCTTGGCAGCAGCAGCAGGAAGCATTGGTGCTGCACTTGTTCTCGGTGGAGTTGCTGATTTGATTACGCCGGTCCCACGAACTCCAGACGTTGATAATGACCCAAGAGAAAATTTCAACTTCTCAGGGGTTCAGAATGTAACCAGGGAGGGCGTTCCGGTGCCGATTGTCTACGGTGAGATGATTGTCGGCAGTGTCGTCGTCTCTGCTGGCTTGAATGTTGATGACGAGGACTAACCATGGGAATTGAAAAAGACAATCTAGATTCGGTACAGGTAGCCAGGATTATTGACCTGCTTAGCGAAGGCGAGATTGAAGGCTTTCCAAGCGCAAAGGATCTTTCGCGTTCTTCTGCATTGCAGCAGTATTACATCGCTTCACTGAAGGACACGTTTTTCAACAACACTCCTGTCCTAGCTGCAAACGCGCCTGTTAACAGTGGAACGACGCTAACCGATGTTCGTTCATATCTAAATTTTGATATGGACGATGCGTTGTTTGAGTCACGTCTTGGAACGCAAAGTCAAGAAGTGACAGCAAACATTGGCATTGCAAACCAGTCAACAACCGCTGTAAACGTAAAAATTGAAAATAGTGCTTCGGTTACAAGACAAATTACTGATACAGACGTTACAGCGGTTCGGGTAACGGTTGGTACCCCAGCCTTGCAGCGCATTGAAAAAGACGGCGACATTAAGGGCGAACAAATTAAATATAAAATTGAAATTCAATATAATTCAGGCGGTTACCAGCAGGTTGAATCTGAGCACGAAATAAGAGGCAGGACTCCTGATCTATATCAGCGCAAGCACCTCATAACCTTTTCGCCTACTGGCGCTTTCCCTGTAGATATTCGCATCACGCGAACCTTTCAAAGCACAAGTGATAAGCATACAATTATTGACGACTTCTTTTGGTACGACTTTACTAGCAGGGTTGACGACAAAACACGTTTTCCAAACAGTGCTCTTGTAGCTCTTAGGTTTGACGCACAACAGTTTCCCAATATCCCCGACCGTTCTTATCGGATTCGTGGAGTCAAGGTCAAGATCCCTCATAACGCTACTGTCAACCAAACGACAGGGGCGTTGACGTATAGCGGAACATTTGGTGGCACTTTTAAGACGTCTAAGGAATGGACTACCGATCCAGCCTTTATCCTCTACGACCTGCTCACAAACACAAGGTACGGGCTAGGCAATCATGTCCTGACTCCGGAGGAACGAGCTAAGGATGCTGCAGGCAACTTTGATGGAGCGGCAGACGTTGCCAGCAACCTAGACATTTACTCGTTTCAAGCAGCTAGTGCTTACTGCGGTGAAACTGTTACTGGAGACGATGACCCGCGTTTTTCTTGCAATGTTTCTATCCAGAGTTCTTTTGAAGCGTATGACCTGATCAACCAGCTCTGTTCGGTGTTCCGGGTGATGCCGTTTTGGCAAGCAGGTGGACTGTCTGTTGCTCAGGATCGCAAGACTGAAGATCCAAGTGCAGATTTCACTTACGTCTTTAATCAGACAAATGTTACTGAAGCTGGCTTCCAATATTCCGGCTCCAGCATGAAGACACGGCACACCTGCGTGTCGGTCAAGTATTTCGACATGGACCTGCGGGACTATGTTTACGAGCTAATTGAAGATGAAGAGGCAATCAAAAAATACGGGTATAACAAAACATCCATTAACGCCTTTGCGTGCAATAGCCGCAAGCAAGCAAACAGGCTTGGCAAGTGGCTGCTTTACACGCAGCAGTACGAGACTGAAATCGTTTCATTCGAGACTGACCTTGCTGCAGGCATAACTGTTCGTCCTGGTGACTTCATCAAGATTGGCGATCCGGTTAAGGCTGGTCAAACAGTTTGCGGGCGATTCACGTCAGGATCAACCACAACCTCTCTAAAGCTAGATCGCAGTGATGTGGACATGTTTGGAACGCAAGCGCCGTCTACGTTCACGATGAATCTGGTGCTGCCGGATGGAACGTATCAGCAGCAAGCTGGCTGCACGATTGTTGGCAATACAGTCACACCGCCAAGTGCGTTTAGGCTCGCTCCTGTTCAGGGCGCTCCGTTTGCCATTGGCTTCACTGGGCTAAATCTCAGCACTTGGCGCGTTGTCAGTGTTGGTGAAAATGAAGACACTTACTCAGTCACGGCTTCATATCACGACCGCAATAAATATGATTTTATTGAGCAAGACGTTGAATTTACCCAGCGTGATATTACTCAGCTGAATGAACCGCCCGAGGCTCCATCCAACTTGGTGGTTGAAGAAGTGTTATATGAGAGTGCTGGCCGTGTACTGCAAAAGCTTGTCGTCGGCTGGCAGGCCAGCGCAAGAGCTAATAATTATCGAGTCAGATACAGACTTGATAACAATAATTTTGTCACTGCGACAACTGCGAACACTGGCTTTGAGATCCAAAACAGTGATGTTGGAACGTATGAAGTTGAGGTATATGCGCTCAGCTACGGAATCCAGCAGGCAAAAGAGTCACAACGCGCATCAACGACATTTGTGGCGGTTGGCAAGACGGCTGCGCCGTCAAACATCGCCAGCCTGAACATCTCTCCCGTTGATGGTCATACCGCTGAGCTGTACTGGCCCCAAGCTGTTGACCTTGATGTTCGTGTTGGTGGATCGGTTGAGATCAGGCATACGCCTCACACAGACGCTAATGCTGTTTGGGGTCGCGCTCAAGACATTGTTCCTGCAGTTAATGGCAGCAGCACCCGAAAGATTGTCCCGCTAAAAGAAGGCACCTATTTGATCCGTGCCAAAGACTCGCTGGGAAACTATGCCGCACCTGCTGGTATCCCCAGCGTTGTGGTGGACCTGCCTGAGCCGCAAGACCTAGAGCTTGTTCAGACCTACACGGAGAACCCGAGCTTTGGTGGAACGTTCAACAACATGTTCTACAGCGCAGCCGAGGGCGGCATTGCTCTGACTGCTGACGGAAAGATTGACGACATTGCTGACTTTGACGCTGTAACCAGCCTTGATTTCTTCGGCGATCTGGCGTCCAGCGGTGAGTATCAATTCGCCAGCACCCTTGACCTTGGAGCGAAATACGATGTTGAGCTGCTTTCAGTGCTTCAAATCCGTGCGTTCCAGCCATCTGACACTTGGGACGAACGGACAGCTTTGATTGACACTTGGAATGACATTGATGCTGATGACCTAAGCGACACCGATGTGCAGCTGTACGTCCGAAGCACGAGCGACAACCCGAGCGGTAGTCCGACTTATGGAACGTGGGAGCCATTCGTTAATAACACCAAGCGTGGTCGCGGTTTTCAGTTCAAGGCTGTTGCTACGTCAAGCAACGTTTCCCAGAATCCCTTGATTGAACAGCTTGGCGTCAAGGTCAGCGTTCAGCGCCGTACAGAGCAGCAGCGCAACATCACGTCTGGAACATCCGCCAAGGCTGTTACGTTCCCATCAGCGTTTTACAGCATCCCAAGCGTGGGGATCACGGCTCAGGACTTTGACAGCGGCGATTATTTCCAGCTGAGCAGCATCAGCAGGACCGGTTTCACCGTGACGTTTAAAAACAGCTCCGATACAATAATCAGTAAGGTCTTTGACTACATGGCCGTTGCGCACGGCAAGGAGATTTCCTGATGGCACAAGCAACTGACTATTCACTCGCTAACCAGTCAGGTGCGAATTTCCGTGCCGAGCTGAACACGATCCTTGCGGCGATCGTCAGTCATAACAGTGGTTCAACCGAGCCGAGCGGAACCAAGTATGCGTACATGCCTTGGTTCGATACCAGTACAACGCCGCCAACGTACAAGGTTCGCAACGCTGCAAACGATGGTTGGGTGACTGTTGCGCAGATTACGACCAACTTTGGACTGGCATCGCTGTCTGGATCGACGTTTACGGGTGACATCACCCTGAACGCGCAATCTGATGTGCGTTTTGCTGACGCAGACAGCAGTAACTATGTGGCGCTCCAGGCCCCGGCTACTGTTGCCAGCAACGTCACGCTGACTCTTCCAGCGGCAGACGGGAGCGCAAACCAGGCCCTAAAAACTGATGGCTCTGGTGCGTTGGGCTTTGCCAGCTACTTGCTGTTGAGTGAAACGACGAACGGCCAGACCGTCACTGGTGGCGTTCGCGGCAACATCGTCACGTTGAGCGATGGGGCCAACATCAGTTACGACATGGATGACGGTGTAAACGCGACAGTCACGCTCGCCGGAAATAGAACATTAGACAATCCATCAAATATCACCGTTGGGCAGTCTGGATCTATATTTATCGTCCAAGATGGGACGGGCTCCAGGACACTTAGTTACGGATCGGCATTTGACTTTGCTAGCGGGACCGCGCCCACACTTTCGACCGGGGCTAATGCTGTTGACAGAATAGATTACGTCGTCCGCACTACTTCTTCAATCCACTGCAACTTTGTTGCTAACTTCTCATGAGCGTTTTTCATAACAACGCCCTTATTGGTTCTGGTGCTGCTGCTGGTGCTGCTGCGGCTGCAGGACCGATAAAATCGCTGCGTTTCAACGACAGTGATAGTGCAAATTTAAGTAGAACTTTTAGCTCTGCAGGCAATCGCAGGACGTGGACTTGGAGCGGCTGGGTAAAGCGCGGCAAACTAGGTACTGGCAAGTACTCGTTGTTTGGCGGAA